GGAGAAGAGGAGAAGGACACGTTTCTTGGTAGATATAAGAGTCGTCAGCGATCATAGTGGTTAGTACAACGGCATACCCAGCAGCTAAAAACCCCTGGAGCTGTAATTGCATCCATACAGGAGACATAGGGGCATCAGAACAGGGTAATACGGTAGTACAATTATTACAACGGTCTGGATTAAACAGACCATATCCCTGTTTAGCTAGGGATTCAGCATTAAGATCTGTAGTATTCCACTGGGTAAAAGAATAGTATATAACATACGGGATTTTGCTGACATCAGCAGTAGGACGTAACACTGTATTAGGGAAATAAACCCATACTGGACGTCCTTGATCATTCCAATTATTGGATTTCCCATTATTAGTACATACTTGAGTGTTGGTATACTTAAAATTACAGTCCATACCTTTTACGGTAGGATCAGTACCTAGAAGATTTATCTTGTATCCGAAAAAAGGTTGCACTTGTTGGCTCTTTATTAATTTACAGTCTGGGCTCGAATCATTATCAGCCAAACAGGTAGACATATTTGCTTTGCAAATGTCAGCTGGATCATAGTTGACAGCATCACGCATATACTGGTGAGTATGCCTCGAAGATGGTGGACCAGAATGTTGTGTACAATGTTGTGTACATTTATCTTTGACCCGGATAACTAAACCAACTATAACCCCCAGGGCAACTATTAATAACACAGATAATACTATTATTGTATACAAGGAACGCATTTATCTGAAGACATCATAAAAGATTAAACACATATTTATCATAGATGAATCACCAAGTGGTTGGGCAACTCATTTTTCCCAAACTTAAAGCTCTACACATACCGTCTTCACTATCAGGAAACTGACATTGACTATCTTTTGTACATGAACAGACTTTTGTTACTGGGGAGTGCCCAGACGCGTCCATACATTTTCGATTTTCCCCACAATCAGTATCTGTATTACAACCAAGTGTCCAAAAAGATGTATAAGGGGTTTTTATATTCACACATGTTCCCCATGTAGAATTTGAACCAGCCCACTCTTCACATGATTGTTGAGTAGGGAAGTGTTTTGGCCAGTCATAAGGTGTGTCACAACCATACTTCACACCGTCACAGTTTGGTACACCATCCGAGCACATTACTTTAATTGGTTGTATTTTCTTTACATTATCAATATTTATGTGTACACTTTCTCTGCAATCCATAGGATTACCTGCAAAATAAGTACATACATCTAACATTCCTGAGGAAGATGGTGTAGTAATAACACAACCCTCTTTCTGTTCCAGTAGTGGATCAGACACAGACACACTATCACCCACTTTAAATAATGGTTTTGGTGGTGTAGGTGGTTTTGGTGGTGTAGGTGTAGGTGGTTTTGGTGGTGTAGGTGTAGGTGGTTTTGGTGGTGGAGGTGATCCAGAACTAGTTTTAACAATTATGACTATAATTGTAATAACTAAAGACGTTACAATAGCTACACCTAACAGCATTTTTGCTACAAACGAAAATGTAGTTGAAGACATGTTTATATATATATGATTTAAAAATTTGTATATAGTAAGCATAACGCTTGGGTAGCTCAGTTGGCTAGAGCGTCTGACTGTTAATCAGAAGGTCGTGAGTTCAATCCTCACCTCGAGCGGCATGTACAAAACACATGTTTTGTACATAATAACTATACTCATCGTTCCCTAATAGTTCCGAGTATTCTGTCCCAAAACGTAAAGTAATAAGAGAAATTACAATTTTGCCTTCCATACTTGTGATGTAGTCCATGATAATAGGAATCATTAATGTATTTATTTTTCAAATATAGTCTGTCCTCATGTATATAACACCCCCATATAAACGTGAAAATTAATATTATATACATTAGTGGAAAATATGTCGGTACCAACATAAAAGGAACAGTAAATGCTATGTTTTCTAAATTAGAATCAACCCAATGGGAAGCTCTAGATACCCACGAGTTAATTGGCCTAAATTTATGATGAAAGTAATGCATATTATCGTACATAAATGTTATATGAGACAACCTATGCATAAAGTAGAAAATAGTATCCATTATAATTATATTAATTGGTATAGTTGAAATAGTATAAATTATGCTGTACTGGTTGATATCAAAATATGTGTTTCCTATTATTTCCATATATAAGAGTGCCAACATAGTATATGATACTAGATTACCGAAGAACCAGTGTTTTTTTGTCATTATTAAGGGGTCATTATAGTTATGAAATATATAGTTATTGAGTAGTTTAAATATGTGGTAGTCTCCAATGTAAAAACCCAGAATCGCTGGTATAAGTTTGTAAAACATCTTTAATACTTAATAAAGTATTATAATACTTTAATACAAAAAATTAATAATGATATTACTTTTATACAATCTAGAGAATTGATGAAACATGAACATTTTCTTTTTGCATTTGGACCCACATATTTGTGCTATGATGCACTTTGACAAGCATGTAATCAAGATGATATTAGAAACAACACAAATTCTGTGCTCTGTTTGGCATATGTTCGATCCTGAACACAAGATATATAACCCGTGTTACAAACTTACGCACAAGAACCATCCATCATGTATCTGGACTCGGGAATCTCAAGCTAATTACATATGGCTCTGTAATCTAGGCTTGGAGCTCTGTAAGGAATATACATATCGCTATGGAAAGGTTCATAAATGTCAAACTTACATAGAGGGTCTAAGTGCTAATGTACCTCCTTTGCCAGAGACAGAGTGGACTCCTCCACGGTTAGCTATGCCAGATGAGTATAAGGGCGATGACTGTGTTGAATCATATCGTCAATATGTATTCTTCGAAAAAACTCATTTGCACTCGTGGAAAGGCAAAATCGCCGGTAGAGAAACTCCAAAATGGTTTACTGATATTCATAAAATGTTTCAGTAATATAAATGGCCAGAAGAAAATCTAGTCGCCGTAAAAGTAGAAGGCGTAAGAGTAAATCTCCAACTCCTACCAATGCGAAGCTATATGCAAAGGTTAAAGCTCAAGCTAAGCGTAAGTTTAAGGTATGGCCTTCTGCTTACGCTAGTGGTTGGGTAGTAAAGGAATATAAGAGAAGAGGAGGAAAATATTCTGGCGCTAAGCCTTCTAAATCAACCGGTCTTACTAGGTGGTTTGCCGAAAAGTGGATTAACGTTTGCAAATTACCCAAAAAAGTGGCATGTGGTAGACCCAAAACTAATATAAGTGACTGGAAAAAGAAGTATCCTTACTGTAGACCTAGTAAGAAGATTGCCAGGGGTACTCCTAAGATAGCGTCTGAGCTTACAGCGGCACAGATTCGTTCTAGATGTAAGAGAAAGAAGTCTAATCCCAGTAAGAGAGTATTGTCAAGACGGCGTAAGTCCAAGCGTAAGTCACCACGGCGTAAGTCAAGACGGCGTAAATCCAAGCGTAAATAAATTATCTATTTTTTCACCAAGATAAATTTGAAAAATCTAAACTCCTCAATATTATATATTGAGGATGACGACTGTTAGGCTTCCACGTGAAATATGCGCAATGATCTACGAGTTTGCTTACGAGGAGAAAGCACCTTCTACATTCTGCACTGATATAGCTTGTTGGAATGAACCAGCTTGTGTTAAATGCAACGACGAGCTTTGGGCACGTCAGTTCTACATAAAGGATATAGAGGAGCGAGAAAAGCAAGATGATAAAGAAAGACGTTTAATCATAGCGTCTTCTAAAGAGGTGCTACAATACATTGGCGATAACGAGTCGTTGTCGGATTTTTTGGAGAAGTGGGGTCATGAAGAACTTGTATGGTCTGACGATGATTACTATTACGAGGAAGAAGAGTATAGCAGTGATGACGAAGCCGATCGCTACGACTATGATAGCTGCTGCGACGATAGTTCTGACTACTACTAAAGTTATACTATTGAGTATAACTTTTTTATCAATCTACATCATCCTGTTCTATTGTTGGTAAACTTCCATCCTGGAGTATTATTTGGTAGACGTACCAGCCTAACGAGAGAAATTTAATCAGCTCTGCTTGACTGAAACGCGGAGGTTCTGGTGCGCTTTCGTCTCCGTCCTGAGCAGCGGCATCCTGGAACTGATAGGACATGAAAAATTCCCCCACACTTTGTAATTGTCGGGGGCATAGCTCTCCTCGTTCAAGCGATCCAGTCAGATCTCTTAAAAAATTAATCAGTTTCTCGTCTGTACTTGTCATAAGTTTTGTTGTTGCTGTGTAATCTTTAGGTCGGCCTAAAGATTAACATTATGAATCACTTATTCCTGTTCAGGAATAAACCACGGCTTTGATTGGATATTAGCCCGAGCCTCTGCGTCTTGTACAACTGGGTGTACCTCAATATTACACACTGGAGCCCAGTTTAGCAACCATGCGTTCAATGCTTCTGCAGACGCACATTCTGCAATACATACTCCACCACTACCAGATAGGTGATGCCACCGACCTACTACATTGATCTCATTACCACAATCTTGGGCATCGTCATCAGGGCCCATCCTCGCAAACACGTTCATACAATCCACTCTCTTATTCTCCATAACTTTCCAAACAATCTGAAATAACATTTTAGTATAATACGTGTTTGTTTAAATTAGTAAAATATTTAGATTTAAACAAATATTTTTTAGGTCAATTATTATTGAGAGCTTATAACCCAGGGTTTGGTTTGAACATTAGAGCTACCTTTTTTTACGTTTTGTACAATTGGATGTACCTCAATATGGCACGATGAGGACCAGACACCCATCCATTCATTCAACAACTCCACTGAATCACACTCTACAATATATACTCCACAACCACGAGCTGGGTCATGCCAGCGACTAATTATTACACCTAAATCTTCTCTATGATTAGAGGTAACATTTGCTAGTTTACCAGAGGTAACTTCCCATACAATTTGGAAAAACATTTATTCTGTTAAATTACTCATTTAAATTCGTTATAGATCTATAGTGTAGATATTGTATGCTAAAATGTATATAGTAGGTACAGATTGTAGCGGTATCGAAGCTCCCATTCAGGCACTAAGGCAACTTCAGGTTCCACATCATCATGCATTTAGTAGCGATATTGATCCCTATGTCATTCAGAGTATTAAGGCTAACTACGATCCTCTAGTTATTTATGATGATATCACTAATAGAGATATTAGGGATGTACCAGATATTGATATTTATGTGGCTGGGTTTCCATGTCAGCCGTTCTCGACGGCAGGAAACAGGGAAGGTTTTAAAGACAAACGCGGTAATGTATTCTGGAGTTGTCTAGAAGTGATAATTACAAAGCAACCTAAGTACTTCATATTAGAAAATGTAAAAGCTCTTACTTGGCATGACAACGGAAGAACTTGGAAAATAATATGGGATTCTCTTCAAATCGATGGTTATACTGTGAAATGGAAGGTTCTCAATACTAAGGATTACGGCGTTCCCCAGAATCGAGAACGTATCTTTATAGTAGGGAAAAGAGGAGGTGATTTTAATTGGCCAGAACCTACTGAGATGGATGATATCAAAGACTATATAGATCACACGGATACAACTTATAAGAAATGGAATAGAAAAACCTCTCTAGCCAACATACGTGCGGACTCTGTATTTATTGATGTCGACTTTCTTCATTACACTAATTACCCCATGGCTAATAAGGTATCTCCGTGTGTTTTAGCACGACCGAGTTCTCTATGGTGTGTACCCTATCATCGTTATGCTACCTGTCGCGAGATGTTTAATTTACAGGGATTTGGTGAGTTCAAACAGGTAATATCCAATTCCCAGATGAAGAAGCAGATCGGTAACAGCATGAGTGTAAATGTCCTGACAGCTATATTCAATGAATTGCTTTAAATGGATCCCTGATAACTATAAATGTCTCGCAATATTGTTCAGGAAGTTACTGAATACTATCGAAAGCATACTCCATTGATTCACCGGGTATTTGGAGATACTTATGAAGGGTTTCCGAAACCTGAGTTATTACGATATGCTAATCTGGAATCTGCTGCAAGAGTAGCTGATCTGGGTAGTGGGTTTGGAGGCCCTTCTAGACTTATAATGGATCAATACCCCAATGTGGAACATATATGTTGTGTGAACCAAAGTTTTGCCCAACTTAAGATACATGCCAGAAACTTGTCGTCAGATGCCGCTAAGTTTCATCTATTACATGCTGATTACCACTCTACAGGATTAAGTTCCAATAGCTTTGATCGTGTACTTTTTCTGGAAAGTTTAGAACATTCGTACAATCTCGATAAGGCTATGAGAGAAGCCTATCGCCTATTACGTACAGGAGGTCAGATATTCATTAAAGGCTGGTTTAGCGAGTATCCTAGAAAGGATTGGACTCTCTTCACCACTGCGATAGAGAAGGCTAACGCTTCGTGTTTTCACGATATGCATGATCTAGTGAACGCTATGTATAATGCAGGATTTATTGATGTAAAGATCCTTCCCTCGTGTACCAAAGGAACTACCCAAAATCCCGAGTGGTTAACTAACTTTAATGATACACGTGTTAGTTTGCTTGATACAGAGTTTCCTATATGGGATCACATGTTATGGTTGCGGCATGCAATCGCAAGAGATAATCAAGGCCGATTCTACAAGACTCCTTATGGAGAGATAGCATTAAAAGACATAGATCTTGATTGGTTAATGCAGTACTTTACACATGGTCCTAAGCTAGGAGTAGGTTTCACATATAACCATTACGTATTGGTAGCAACGGCAAAATAATTTAATACATTGTATGTATTAAATAAATGTCTACATGTCAGTATTCTTTTCAGGACTTATTTGACGCCGCAGGTATCAAGCTAGATAAGAGCTTTTTCTATGGTTCACCCCGTCAAGTCATCAATGACTATGTGAAAGAATTATGTAAGATTGCAAACTGGGATTGGGAAGATCGTGTTGGTACCGATGGAGTGGTTTACACCGCATTTGCGCCATCTATAGACCGATAAATAATTATTATAACATTGTCCACCATGTGTATTACTGTATAACATATTGATACAGTACTGTTTTTTCTACCAATGGTATTGCCCCTTGATGGCTTTGTAGGATCGTATAGAATTCCACTGAATTCCGCTAGGTCTTCCAAAGTATTTGCGAAATACTGCCTCGACGCCAAGGCTCAGACTTCCTAGTTTAGCGACCTCATTCCAGGCTTCTGTCAAGTGTGGTCCTAGCATCTTGTAAATTCCTATAATGCGGCGGCCTTGTTCGGTGTCTGCAGTACCATACAATAGATCATATTCAGCTGCCGGTAGCAGGTCGTAGGCACAGCAGTGGCTTAATTCGGATACGATATCATTAATGAAGTACTCATGGAGCCATTCTCCGATGGTGTGACCTGTACGAATGCTGATTAGTGGTTGCGTCATGTTTTCAATAACAAGTTTAGATACGTTACAATAAAAATCATTTTGGTTTTGATGTATTATTAAACACCACCCATGTGGTATTATTTCCTTTCTGGTAAGTTTTCTCGTCAGGATGTGACCCCGAAGTGATGTTTAACCCCCCATGTGGTCCATTACAATCGCCAGGAGCCGGGTCGCATGAACCAAGTAGCATCTGTGATGGGTCTGGGTTCTTGGCATTAGGAGCTTTAAAGTTTGATCCAAGGTTAATGAGATCTCCGTCTTTCACATAACCCGAGTCTTTGAGATCTTCGTCTTTCACATAACCCGAGTCTTTGAGATAGTTGTCTAGAAGAGGTTGAAATGATTGGGGTACTTTATTTAGAATTTCTAAATTACCTTGAGGATCAACTGTTAGTAGTTGATCTCCTGTATAGCGTTCTTTTCGAAAAAGAGTGTATAATGATATACCTAATGCTAGTATAGCAACTAGAAGTATTACTATATTTACAATGTTCATTTATGATAACGGACTTTTTTATACAAAGTGTATAAAAATTAACTAGTAAGGACCCTTGTCGGCTACCTCCAGGCTAGGCTTTGAAGAAGGCAACGTCATATCATTACTTCAGTAATGGGTCTCTTATTAGGTTGGTTGTTTACATGACACCTGGGATAAACATGTCACCCCCACCGCCTCATGCTGAGGACATCTTGTGGCCAAAACTCGAACTTCGGTTATCGTACAATTTTTTGGCGTTTTTGCCACCGTGATAAGCGATTTTAACAGCAAACGGACCAAGCATGATCACGATACCTACGATTCCAATAGCCATGATAAAGTTACCCTTGCTTTCAGTGTTGGGACATGCCTGTGTGTTATTCTTGGCATTGTTCTTGATAAGCGCTCCTAGTGTAGTGAGTACTATACTGAGAAGTAACATGAATCCATAATACCCGGCCATGAGTTCTTTGGAGATCTTATCTTCGGCTGATAGGCCGCCTCCCGAACAGCTGTAACTACAGTACGCTAAGACTACGGTAGCTGTCAACATGATAGTAGAAAGTACAATAACACCAGTGTTGGCTTTTTGGAGAGTTTCGGCGCATCCATGCGACGAGCTAGATATATCTCCTTGGATACTGAAACCTATGCTGGCGGTAACTACGCCAATGATAAAGGTCAGTACATACATTAAGGTTGTCATCCAATGCATTATTTTTTATTATAGACAGATATTTTTGTAAGTTTTGATATTAACCATATCAAAAGTTGAACTTAGTTGATTAGGAATACAGACTTTCCTTGCCTCAGCGCTGTAACGATCATATCAGGTGTTGCTGATTTTCCAGGGTCCCATTTCCATGTATTACAAAAGTTTACGTCGCACAAGTACCCATTGCCAATTATGGGCGAGCGTAGAATAACATGCAATCCCATAAGTGCCTGTTGTAGAGCATGTCGCTGTTTTTTGTATTTAATGTGTCCTTTGATGATGGTGTAGTGGTGGATATTCCCGTCATTTGCATGATATTCGCATTTTTGATCGCTGACCCCTGTACCGCTCCAAGGGTTGCAATTACTAGTGGTACATCCCATGTTCAACTAGTTATTATATACATGTAGTTATTTTTCGCTTTTATTTTGAAAACAATTTTTCATTCACGTTCTTTTGTTACGAATTAAATGAATCATTTTACTAGTCGTTTAACATCTCCTTTGCTCAGTATATGTTCTGGTTATGTGTATATTGCGGGGCTAGCAATTATATTAGCAACTATGGGATTGTACGAGAAGTCAAGTTTCTTCACATGGGGTACACCGGTTACATTCATGGGAGTAATTATCACGGATAACACTACTTATTATGTATTATTGACACTTTTCTTTGTACACCAGTTAATTAATAACTGGATCAATTCAGTGACGTATCCATGGATAATTAATTGCGTCCAAGATCCAAAAAGTTCAAACTTGGTATACTCAAGGGGAACCACTATGTTAATAGTAAACATGTTTGCACTCTATTCCGAGTTAGATATGATCCTAATAGTCTCTGGTATAATATCGCAGGGAGCTTTCTTTATTATGATCATACTTGCTAATATGTTGTCAGCAAGCGTGATTAACTGGAGGTATATAAATTTGCGAAAGCAGACGAATGATAGTGACCAGAGTCTTTTATATAGGACTTTCTATGAAACCCCTTAACTTTTTTATTATGTGATATAATAAAACATGTCATACGACTGTAGTACAACAGATGGTTCGTGGAAGATATGTCCAGAATGTACCAGCGACCCGAAGCAATTTCCTTGTGTTGGCGTGCCCGGCACGAGCTCCCCTGACAGCGTGATGAACCCATCTCAATATGGGGGTGATGAGAACAATTCAGATCTCATGAAACAATTACGAGCTACAGATGCTAGTTCTAGTGACAGTGTTTGTTCATCAGACACCGGTAATCTTGGATGGTATACGCGCTCAGGAGGATGTGGTGGGTATGATTCACCCGTCAACAATATCAAAAATATGCGAAAAACACATCTGACGGTTGGTTCGGAGAAAGCCGCCACGGTCAATGGAATTATACAGGGCTACAAAGATTGGAGCACGTTTGCGCTGCAAAGTCTTCACAAGGTGTGGGGGAATGGAGGACCCAAAAACAATGATGATCGCACACAAGGAGGCGTGTACAATAACGGGGTAAACAACAAGAATGTTTATATATCTGAAACCCCAGAAACTGTGGTATTCACTAAGGGGGGTAGTACTAAGAGCGTGAAGCAAAGCGTGATGGTGCTGGAGGCCCACGGTGATAAATACACGGGGGTAGTTCCGGGTTTAACTTCTCTTTCTCCTTCTTCCACTCAACGTAATGCTAGGTTAATTCCTACTTGTCCAGAGGTTACTGAAAATGCTCCAAAAAACAGAGTTGGTGGTGTAGCGTGTACTAGAGAGCAGTTCGGTCCCGGAGTCTACAACGTACTCTGTTATGTCCCTAAGACAGAAGATACTTCCAATGGTGGAAGAGGATATGTGTTTGCCATCTGGCCATTTCATTATGAAGAAATATACACTGGTGGAAAAACTCCAGATGACCCGAAAAATACTATGTCCAATAGTCAAGCACGAGGAGATTTATCGAAAGCCCTCGATAGTACCCAATTTCCGTGTTATAATACATGTGATGTTGAAGATACACCGTCAACATGTCCCAGTAGCATAGGCTGTAAGGCCGATGTGTACTCAGTCATCAACCATGAGATAGACATCGAGATTCCGTGTAACTCTCCCCAATTGAACTGGAAAAAAGATATGACATGGGACACTATGAATTGCAATACGTGGGTTAATGATATTGACAATTATACTGCTAATACCGGAGCTTATTATACACAAGTAGCTGTAAAAGCACAAAATGGTACCTTTATATCAGAGCAACCAGAATCTAGCTCCCAGAAGGATTATCATTGGTACACATTGGACTGGCATGTCGATAATAACGACTTCACTAAGAATTATGTGGCATTTTATTTTGACGATCCTTTCGATCCAAACTCTGACACCAAGTATCCGGATGGTACCAATTTACCAAACAGTCCTACAGGCAAACCACTTTATAAAACACAGAGATTCATTCCTACACGTGCTGGGAGACTTAATGTTGGGCCATGGATGGGCTGGTGGGGTTATGGAGGGCAAACTAAGGGTAGTACCCCTAATTTTGACACCGCTAAGGTTAGACTTGCCCAGTTGAGTATTAGCCCGGCTGGTACTTTTTTTGACGGTTTTGACTTTCCCCAGAACTACGACCAGCATACTCCACATGGCGATGTAGAGTGTGATTTTAGAGACCTCTATTCAGTTAAGGGTCCGGGACGCCATAATCCACCTAGTCCGGTGCCTAGTCCGGGACCGGATCACCACAAAGGAGGTTTGTTATGGTTGTGGATCTTGTTAGGAGTACTACTTGTCCTTGCATTTGGAGTTGGAATATTTCTGTACTATCGCAAAAAGCACCATCTAAGTCCCTTTGCAAAATCTTAAATATTACGCGTGGCATAGTAAGCACCAAATATTACGGTTGTGATTGCCGCTACAATCCCGAGGTATACACCAATGAATTTACCCCAGTTAATGACCGTCTTTTTGTTCTCTACGGTTGTTACCACGCTCGGAGGGATCTTGTACATCAGCACAAAGGTTGTAACACATGCTATAATCCACACGGATAGTGCTATGATTCGTTTAGTGAGAATTCTCTTAGGTCCAACTATTTGGTTGTCTATTGGGTCGTCTTCGGGTGGTCCAACTACTATTGGGTCGTCTCTGGGTTCTACATCAGGAACTTTTTCTTCTGCATATAACGGAGGAGACATATTTCTGTGTCTTTCACCTCTCCTAACGAACTGGTTACCTCTTACGGCTCCATTGACATGTCTACGTGTACGTAGACATCCTTGTTGTGCTCTCCGAGGGGGCATAGGTGATGGATCAGCTGGAGCCCATTTGTACTGATACATTGCTGCTCCAAATCCACACTTTAGACATTCATTACGAGTTCCAAATCTTGTGTAGTCTTGTCCAGCAGGGAGACTATATTTATCTCCGCAATATATTTTCGCATTTTCTTCAGCCATTTATTTTAGAAAGATTTTATTAGCGTAAAGTAAGACGATGATGAAAGAACACAAAACGTTTCCTATAGAGGAATGCGTTATATGCTTTTACCCTCTTATAGACCAATCTACGGCAGTTACTGAGTGTGGACATAAATATCATCGTGCCTGTATTAGGAAGTGGTTTTCGATATCCAGAGAAAAGAGGTGCCCAATGTGTAATGTAGGCCGACGAATACGTGATGATGAAACATATAAGGAGCAGGAACTGAGAAAGTGTTGGTGTTGCTTTTTTTGGAGTTGAATAACAGATTAGATTCGTAACATTAATAGAAATGTTACGAAAATTACTTTATCCGGTTGGTAGACACCATCCTAATTACAGTCAATACCTAGCATGGTCTTTCATTTCTAATGTGATCGTATCGGCAGAAAGTGCCATGGCTTCGCATAGCATGTTAGCGGTGCTTGGACATCAGTCTGAAACATATCGTACATTTAATTATGTTGGTAAGGATATAATTGGCCAGCTTGGTGCTCTAGGATACATCTCTAAGATGAGCTCCAAGGCCGACAAAGAACCACGTAAGTTTTTAAAATACTCACATATAGTACAGCAGATATCATATGCTAGTATGTTCAGTACTCCGTTACTACCAGATCTATTTTTACCTATTGCTGGTTGTTCTAATATCCTGACGAACGTATCATTTGCAGGATTTGGTGCTGTGAATGCTATTTGCATACAGAAGCTGGCGGTGGACGATAATATAGGAGAAATCTATGCAAAGATAAGTATCATTAACATGATAGGTTCTAGTATAGGGCTTGCAGGTGGAGTTGCTATTACTATGATTATTCCAGATCACGCCACCAGATTATGTCTAACTCCGGTACTAGCGTTGGGAAGAGTGTACAGCCTTAATCGAGCTGTAAGAACAGTTCTTTAATTTAGAGAAATATTGTGTAATAATAAATGACGCGTTGTAATCACCCTAAGTGTAACAGAAAAATTTCCTTTGTATATGAGCAAATTGGGAGATGTAAGTGTGGTAACGTGTATTGTCATGAACATAGATTAGACCACGCGTGTACCTTTGATTATAAGGCTCGCAACCAACAAATTCTTAGCAACGAGTTGCAGAAGGTCGTACCGCAAAAAGTAATCAAGGTCTAAAAACGCAAATCTTATTATTATGAGCTCATACATTATTTGTATGAGCTCGCGTAGCTCAATTGGTAGAGCGCTGGTCTTATGAGCCGGAGGTCGTGGGTTCGAACCCCGCCGTGAGCAATCCTTACGAGGCAATACTAAAAAGGTATTGTGTCAAATTATTTTCGTTTGTGTAGAAACCACGCTCCTAATACTAATAGTAGTACTAAGATAACAGCCGCTACTATCCAGATCCAAGTATGTGTGTTTTTATTACCATCGGAAGAATGAGAATCGGTGTTATTATTCCCGATATTATCCGTGATGTTATCCCGGGTATTATCTAACCACGCAGGAGGAACGAACTGAAACTCATAGACCCCAATTTCATTTACTTTGTATCTATCAGCAAATAGGTCCATGAACTTTTCGAAACTCGACCAGTTCCAGTTTCCAAAGCCATCGAAGGTTCCACAAAACCCATTGGGGTCGTACTGGTTCTTGACACACGTCTTTTCAGGTTGAATGCCAATTTTATCAATATGTGCTAACTCGATAGATAGTAACGGGCATGTTCCTGGAAGACCTAGTGAGTTGTTAGCCGGGCTCACCTTATCTAAGTATTGAGAGAAAGCATTTAGCATAGCTTGGGGTTTATTGCGGTTTGTTTGGTATATTGCATTCAAACAACTCCTGCATGTAGCATCAGAACGTGGTGCTCCTTCCTTACAACCAACACATTTGATA